TCTCAATGCCGGTATACGACGCGCTGGGCGTGATGCCGGACTTGGTAATGGCTTCGGATACAGTCATATCAAAACTCCTTTCATTTTGGCATGTAGTAGGTCAGACGCATTTGCAGCTGCATCTTACAGCTGCCCGCGCTGTTTGTGACGATGTAGCCGCTGTTCGTCACGGCAATGCCGGTGGGGGTTTTATTCCCGCCACAGGCCGAGAGGTCGGGCAGGTTATGCCGGGCGTCCTGCCGCATGACCCACTCGGTGAGCTGCTCAAAAAAGCCGCTGTTCTGGATGCTGACGGCATCCACCTCGCTGTACTCCCGGCGAGACAAGAAGAGGTAATTCTTCGCCATTTCCCAGCCGGAGATGTACTCGGTGAGGATGGGATCACCGGGGCTGTCCTCGATGGAAAAGGCGGTGGATTCTTCTTCCAGTCCGGCAATGCGGAAAGCCGCGCCGGTGGCTTCCTGCTCGTCGGCGATCAGCGGGCAGGTCTTGAGCCATGCCCGCAGGGCGGCAATGGTGGGCTTTACGGTTTCGCTCATTTGTTCCCTCCCAGAAACTGCTTTGCGGCATCATGGGCGAACTTTTCAAGCTCGTCCTTGTGGTCGGCAATGGCGTTTTGTCCCCAGTAGGAACCGCGGTGACGTTCCGTTTCGCCCTTCGCGCCGTGCAGGTCGGTGCCCCGTTCATGCAGATAATACTGCCTGCGGGCATAGGGCGTATTGTACACCAGCAGACCTTCCTTAAAGTTGGATGCCTGATTCACGCTGTTCTTCAGCGCGCCGGTTTCCAGCGGCACATATTTGTCCACAACATCGACCACTTTCTGTGAAAAGGCAAACTGCAGCCTTGCGAACCGTGCGTCCATGTCGGCCTGAAAGCCGGGACGGAATGTGATCTTGAAATCAAAAACCGGTGCGCTCATACGATCAGCTCCCTTCCACGTGCCAGTGGGGCAGCAGCGGCTCCCGGTTATCGGAGACAGCCGCTGCCGTGCAGCATAGGTGCGTTTTTTCGAGTTTGGCATACTCGGCTTCGGTCAAGGCAGGCACCGCGCCCTGCACCAGCTTCCAGCCGCGTTTCAGGGTCCAGTGCTTGGTCTTTTCCGCTGCAGACAGCGCCGCCCACTGGGCATAGGGCAGGTAGCCCATGGTGCACACGCTGGCCGGGATGCGGATGTGGGTGGTGCGCTCCGGGTTCTTGGCGGTGCCGGAGCCGGAGGTGGAGCGGCATTCCCGCCAGCTGCAAAACGGGAACACCCAGCACACCGGCCTGTCCGTCTCGGTGGCGGTGTCGTGTATGAGGTTCACCACAGTAACAGCTGTCTGCATCACAGAATCCCCCTGTACAGCAGGCCGTGCGGGTCACTGCCCAGCGCGGTGCGGATGATCTCATAGGCTTCCTGCCGGGTGGCTGCGGTCACACTGGCATTGCTGCCAAAGGTGACGCTGTAGCCGTCGTTTGAGACGCTGGCAGCACCAGGCACAGCGCCCGCCGCAGATGCAGCGGCCAGCAGGCCGACGATCTGCCCGCAGGCATCCGCCAGCGCTTCCCGGCAGGCCTCGCACCCGGCGGCGTGGCTCTCCGCCCGGCCAAAGGTGGCGGCATCGATCATGCGGGAAGCACGGCTGCACAGCACACCGAAGGCCGCTTCCGGCACTGTACCGCCTGCAGCCGCATACTGGTCATAGGTGCAGTAGAGCATGGCCTTACGCCTCGATGCGCTTGATGTACAGGGTCTGGGGCTTGGACACCTTGATGCCGTACACCTTGCGGCCCTGCACAGCGGATGCGCCGATGTACTTGCCGGAGCCGCCCAGATCCTGCAGGTGCACCGGGGTCTGCCACTCCATGACGCGGTGGCACCAGTTGGGGTGGCCGCAGATGAACTCGGTGGTGGTTTTCTTGCTGGCCACGCGGGTGGTGTTCTCGAAATCCATGTTGTTGGACTCGTACACCGCAAAGCCCGCGATCTGACCCACTGCGCCGGTCTGCACCAGCTGCTGGGACAGATCGCCCTGCTTGATGAAGCGGTCGTCCTGCATGAGGATCTCCAGATACTCGGGGCTGACGATCATCCAGCGGCCGGCCTGCGGCACGCCGTTGCGGCTCAGGGTGCGCTTTGCGGCCAGAGCTTCCTTGTAGGCGGTGGAAGCGGTGCAGGCGGTCTTGGTGGCGCTGATGTTGGCACCCGCTGCGCCCTGCAGCGCCTCGATGGACTTCTTGTCGATGGACAGAGCCATGGAGTAGCCTGCGCTATCCAGACGCTCGGCGGTGATGCCGTCGGGCACGGATGCAGCGTCAAAGCCGTCGATGATCTCGTTCACGGCCTCGTCGTTGTCGATGTCCAGATCCAGATAGGTGGTGGTGCCGGCATCGGCATCCACGCCGTTTGCCTTGTCGTAGGCCTTGACGGCAACCTCAGTGTCGCGGACAGGAATCTTGACCTTACCGGCCTTGGGGCTGCCTTCGTAGCGGTTGTTGAAGATGGTATTGTCGCGGGTGACCAGAGTCGCACGCAGCTTTGCATCTACCAGAGCGGAATAACGCTCCTGACTTGCATGTGCCATAGGGATCTCCTTTCGTTGTTACAGGTTCAGTTCAGGGTTCAGGGATTTGAAAGCGGCTTCCACACCATCGCTCTCGTTGGCGGGCGGTGCACCGTGCTCGGCTCCGGTGGAGACCACGGCCACACCGGCTGTACCGTCCTCACCAAAGGCCCACGGATTCGCCTTGGCAGCATCGTCCAGTGCCTTTGCAATGTCGGTACTGCGGTCGGCAGAGCCTTTCAGGGCATCCAGATCCAGCAAAGCCCGCACTGCCTTGACGCTGCGGCCCTTCTTGCTCATGATGGCGGCATTCAGGGCGTTATCGAAGGCAAAGCCCTCGGCCTGCGCCTTCATGTCGGCCTTCAGCTTGGTGACCTGCTCCTGCAGGCCTGCCACGTCCACGCCGTCAAAGGCTTTCAGGCCGTCCTGTGCGGTCTTGAGCTGGGCGTTTGCGTTGTCCAGCTGGGTCTGCAGGGCCGTGGCGGCAGACTTCTCCCGGTTGATGTCTGCGCCGTTCTCCTGCATGATCCAGTTCAGCTGTTCGTCGGTGATGCCGGGGATCTTGTTCTTCACGTCTTCACGCTTCATGGTGGAAACTCCTTTCGTGTGTGAGACCTCAGTTTTTTACACTGTTCTCTGTCAGTATTCGGTCGTGGGCGGGGTACGCGCCGCCCGCCGCATGGCACCGTTTGCAGGGCTCGAACCTGCCGCTTCCGGTTTTGGAGACCGGTGCTCTGCCAACATGAGCTAAAACGGCATGAAAAAAAGCACGGTGCAAACTGCATCGTGCTTGATATCGACTAAAACAGGGGTGTTTTAGCCGGTGTTACTTTTTGGGGTGCGGGTGCGGCGTGTATTTATCGTCCTGCGCGGTCTGAATTGCAGATACGATCATGAAAAACAGCCGGGCACCGTTCAGCAGAACGATCTCAAGCAGCGCAAGGATCATCAAAACAACAAGAACCGTAGTAACCATAGTGTACCTCCTGAAAAATGGGTAAAAGAAAACCACCGTCCGGGTGGATGGTGGTTAATCCTTGTTGGCAAGAGCTTTGAGGTATTCCCCATACAGACGCTTTTGCTCTGCACGCTCGGCATCAATTTCTGGAGTAGAAATAACCCCTCTGCCGGGGACTGTATGTGTACGCCGATATTCAGCAATGAGCGCATTTTCACGCCGGACGCTTTCCTTTGTGAGCTGGTCAATCTGTTCCAGAGTATAAATCATGTTCGCTTCTCCCTGTGATAACACTTCAAGCCAAGTCTGCGGCATGTTTCGTCAATAATGACATGCTGGATATTTTCTTCATAATCATCGAAGCCATACCCTCTGCTTTCCATTACGGCATTTCGCTCCTCGCGAACTTCCTCACACACGGCTTCCCACTGCTCAAACGTGATATTTTCAGGTACAACAAAACGATAGCGGTATTTGTAGTCAACCGCTTCCATGACAGCAGTACCGTCAGCGAATGCGCCGGGGATATCTGCGTCTGTGCTAAAAGAATATTGCGTGGTTTTCGGTGGATGGGTGTGAATGTTGTAACTACCTTCCAGTTTACCACCCAGATACGAACAGTCAACCCCTCTGGGATTGTTGTCGGTCATATAATGGACTTCTCCATCTTTTGTAATGACCATCATATGCTCAACGTCAGATTTTGCATAGCCAGAACAGAACGAATTTTTAAGCGCGTCAACCTGTTTTGTGTTGGTCGTATCGACCTTTCCCAAAACTTTACGCACGGTTTTTCCATTCTGCCCAGATGCGCCGCCGCTACCCCGTGTGCTTTGAACCTTATGCGGCTCCACCTTCCGTGCCTGTGCGCTTGCCCTGCTGGCTTCGCTCCTGCCGAACTTCGGCACGCTGACACGGGCGCTGTCCACACGGCCACCGGTGGCCTGTGCAAACTCTGCAAGGCTCTGGCGGGCGGCTCTCAGGCGCACAGCACTGTCAGTGGTGTCCAGCCCGGCAGCATCCTCGGCCAGATACCGCTTTTTCCAGCGGCGGACGTTCCGCTCCCGGGCACGCTGCATCTGGGATATCTCGTAGGCGGTGTACTTTTTGCCGTTGTACTCGATATTCCGGGCGTTCAGCTCCTGCAGCTGTTCCTGCGTCCATTGGGGCGGGTCGCCCAGCTCCGGGAAGCAGGCAAAGAACTGGTGTCGGCAGTTCCAGCCGCAAAGGCCTGCGCCGGTGCCGTAGCCGGTTGCGGCTTCAAAATCCGGGTAGTGCCTGCCCTTGTAGTCCACCGCACCACCGCGATGGAAGCGCCGTCCCTGCCATTCTGCATGAGAAGGACGGGCACCGCCGTGGGCGGTCGTCTCCACAAATTCGCAGCCCATTTCGTCCATGCGGGCCACCTGCAGCTTGCCAGTCGTCTGGTTCACGCCAGTCAGGATGGCACGCCGTGCGGCCACCTCGATGCTGTCGGTGTGGCCGCTGGGATAGGTGACCATGGGCATGTCGTCTGCAAGGCTGTCCACGGCCTGTTTGACGGCGGTTTTGTAGTCAAAGGCACCGGTGCTCACTTTGAGCCATGCAGCGTCCAGTGTGCGTTCAAAGGCCCCTGTGACGGTGTTTGCCGTGGTGGCGGTCAGGTTCTGCCATGTGCCGCAGGTCTGCCGCGCGCCGGCATCCAGCAGGTTGTTCAGGGCGGCGTTCTCTTCAAAAGGGGGCGGCTCCATGTCGTAGTGGTAATAGATCGCATCCTCCCGCTCCATGGCTTCGGTGGCGGCCTGCAAAAGCAGCTTGCGGATGGCCGTTTCGCTCTTGCCGGTGTACTTCGCTAGCAGCTTCACCACGTCGTTGCGCACCGCTTCGGTCTGCTGGTAGCGCCACAGCTGCCAGTTAGCGGTGGGGGTCACGGCGTCCATCTTGCCGATGCGCCGGGCAACGTCCTGTAAGATCGCGTCCTCGACCTGCTGCCAGAGCTGCACAAAGGCGTCCGGCATCTGGTCGAGATAGCTCGGCGGCAGCATCAGGCACCCCCGAAGGTGAGGGCTTCGTCAGTGTGGCTGTCCGCCTTGGCCTCTGCCGTCCACTGGTGGGCCTCGTCCTCGCTCAGGCTGTACCGGGCAGCGAGATACCGGCAGCGGGGCACAAGGCCCGCAATGGCGTCCTCCCGCAGCTGGCTGGTGCGCTCGGCCTCACTGACGATGTAGCTGTCGTCCCAGTTGACCGAGATGCTGGACTCCGGGTCTACCGGCGCACCCAGCAGGGTCTTCGCCGCCCACAGCATGGCACGCAGGATGCCGATCAGTGCCGTCTCGATGGGGATCTGGTTCTTGTTGGCGTTCTGCACCAGATCCTGACGGCTGCCGGTGTACTCGGTGGCGGTGGTCACGGTGCCCTGATCGAACTTATAGCGGTGGCAGCCCAGTTTGCACTTGAAGCTCATCATGTCCAGCGCGTCCTGCACCGCCTGATGGTTGGAAGCGGTGCGCAGGTCGGGGTTGTACTCCCGCCATGCAGCAGGCTGGTCGATGCTGCCCTCCGGCGCAGGCAGTTCGTAGAAGATCTGGCGGTGGACGGCATCCGGCGGCACGGCGTGCTCGGTGCCTTCCTTGTCCACCCACTTGCGGCACAGGGAGCGGTCATAGAAGATCTTCTTGCCGCCGAGGCGGATATCCTGCCGGTAGTTGTCGAAGGCGTAGTCCACCATCTGCGCGGCGTCCAGCGCTTCGGAAAAGATGCTCATGCCCAGCCCCATGCCGCCGTCAAGGTTCTTGACAGCAGCCGGGCTGAACAGGCTGAACCATGCCGGTGCGCCGGTGACCGTGATGCTTTTCACCGTGCCCGGCAGGGTCTTGTCCTCGGTGAGCTTGGAGAACTTCGGTGTGCCGGAGATGTCGTCCGTCACCTCAAACCATTCGTTGGTAATCGTGCGGCTGCCGTTCCTGACCGTGTGGGTCTGCAGGTAGACGGCAGGCTTGCCGCCCATCATGCACTCGGACACAAAGGCCGCTTCGGTCACAACGCCGCGCTCCACGCTGATGGGCAGGATGCAGCAGGCGGGGTCGTAGTCCAGCCGGATGCTCCCCTGCGGCGAAGGCAGAGCGTTGCCGGAGGCATCCACCGTCAGGTTCTCCACGCTCATCACAAAAGCGCCGGTGCCCGACCAGTAGGCCTGCTCAACAAGCCGGTTTGCGTTCTCCCAGAAATGCAGCTGCCGCAAAAGGCCGCCGGTCTGCTGTTCATCGCTGCCCAGCAGATAGGCAGAGGTGGATGCATCGCCAATCTGGAGAGTGGTCTTGTCGTTGAGCAGCAGGTTTGCCCAGTCCTCGCAGACGTGCTTCGGCATCCGCAGGGAAGCCAGACGCCGCGACATGACGCTGCCGTCCGGTGCGTCCTCTTTCTGGTCGTGGATGTCGGGCACGTCGCCCTTCCACCACTGCCGCCAGACTTCGATGTTGCCGTAGTAGTCCGCATCGAGGTGAAGATGCTTTGTTTTGTTCAGGTAATCGATAAAAGCGGCAACGTTCATCTTGCAGTCAGTCTCCTGTAATCGCGTTCGATGGTGTACTCGAACGCATCCAATGTGTCAATGTCGGTGGTGCCGTCGTCCAGACGCTCATCCACGCCGGGGTGCTTCTGGCTCCACAGGGCGCTGGCAAGGGCGTCCCGCAGGGTGGCGGCTTCCGGCAGATACCAAAAGCGCCCGCCGCCCATCAGGATGGACGTCAGGCGGATTCGGTCGATGATCTGGATCTTGGCGGAGTTGTTGACCCGGTCGGCCAGCCAGGAAAGCGGGCAGGCCCGCAGCCGGGTGCGGATGTGGTTGATCAGCGTCTGTTCGGCACTGTCGCAGAAAAGATAGTGGATCTCGCCGTACCGTGCGAACACGGCGGTGCAGAAATCGATCAGCTGCGCGGCGAGGTAGTCAGCGTCCTGATTCTTCGGGTCGATGCGGGCGGATGCCAGCCCCACAACCCCCGCGTAGTAGGGCAGGATGCCGGCAGCCACGAATGCGTGCCGGGAGCCGTTGCCGCCGAAGTCCACCCCGATGTGGATGCGCCACGGGCGGCAGGGCTTGTCCGCAGGCCAGAGGAAACGCCCATCCCCGGCGGCAATGCTGTCCGCAAAGGGCCGGTAGATGATACCGCCCGCTGCAGCCCACTGGCCGAGGATAAAGCGGTTATAGTAGACCGTGCCCGCGTACTCCTTTTTCAGCTGTGCCACGAACTCCGGCGGCAGAGTGGGGTTGTCGTCGATGGTGTAGGCCTGACAGTAGATGTCCGCGTCGCTGTCCAGAAACTGCTTGAACCAGTGCTGGGGGTTATCCGGGTTGCAGGTGCCGTCAAAATGGCTGTGCGGACAGGACAGACGGCTTTTCAGCATCTGAAATACACCTTCGTCCCATGTGGTGATCTCGTCCCCATAGGCGTACTCGAAGGCTGCACCCTGAATGCGGGCAATGTGCTTTTTGTTGTCGGCACCCAGCACGTACACCTTGCGGCCAAACAGCTGCACGATGTTGCCGGACGCCGAGGTGCGCACCACGCCCACAAGCTCCGGACCCCAGAGGGTCCGCATGGGCTCCAGCACGTTGCGTTCCAGCGTGCCGAGGGTGTTGCCTAGCATGACGCAAAGGCCCTCGTCCCGGGCCGCGCAGATGCGCTTGGGGATGGTAACAGCGCAGTCCAGATAGGTCTTGCCGGAGCGGGTGGCCCCAGTCTTGACGTTCCAGCGGTGGGAGCAATTGCGAAGGAACTCCTGCTGAAACTCAGTCAATGGCACTGTCCACACCTCCCAGCAGCTTGCGGGCCGCTTCCAGTGCATCCGCCGCCGGGTCCTCCTGCACGGTCTCCTCGCCCAGCATCTTCAGCAGCACCCCGGCGGCACGGGCATCACCGCGCTTCGCGGCTTCAGTAATGCCCATGACCACCGACATCTGATTGTCGATGTCCTCATTGTCCACCTCATCCCGCAGCAGGGCATTCACCCGGCGGCGGTCGGTCTCCGGCAGGCTGAGATAGTAGTCGGCGGCTTCTTTCATGCTGCGCTTGCGGCGGCGGGCCGCACCGGAAGCAATGCCGCCCTTCTGGGCGATCTGTCTCTGTTCGCTCTCCGTTCGTTCGTTGAACGGGATGAGATTTTCTTCGTTGGCCACGTCACCACCTCTCTTGCCGTAAAATCAAAAAGCCGCCCGGAAAACCGAACGGCAAAGATATCAAAAAAAAATAAGCAGCACCCATGCATTCAGTTTGACGGACAGGCGTAAAACGGGCGGGTGCCGCTGCATCTGGAACTTTCGCGGCCAGATGCCCCGCTATGCTTTGCACAGCCGTCCCCCGACTGTACATTGCATGGCGCTCTGGGCAGGCCTTGAACCTGCAACCTACGGTTTTGGAGACCATCGCTCTGCCAATTGAGCTACCAGAGTAAAAAGCCACCCTTGGAATCGAACCAGCCGTGTCTACACACACGCGCCGCGCTCCAAACTGCGCTCAGGCGGCCATATAAAAACAGCTCCGGTTCGCCGCCGGGGCTGTTGGTTGGCGCACATCCTGTCAGGAAAGCTACACCTTGGCAAGGATTCTAAGGCCTTTTCTTGGCACGGGAGGTTACACGTGCGGCCTTTCGGGTTGTCTGGTCCATGCGCCATACGGTGCGATACGGCGGAATCGAACCGCCTCCTGTCTCTCATGAGCGGCAGGCTGCCTTTGTTTCAGTGTATCGCATAGAAGCAGTCCGCGAAACGTGAAGAGAGAAAAATGCCTGCAAAGCCAAAAGGAGGAAAATTATCATGGAGGTTCGTTTCGGAGACTGCGTGTATCGGTTTGCCTTTCCGGCATTGCCGATGGTACTATTCAATCACTTTCGCACGGTTTCTGTACATACCGCGTACATACCGCGTACATACCCGAAGCTGTACAAAAAATCACGCGTTTTTTATGCACTTTCGTCAAAATCGCAAAAAGGTGTTGCTTCCCAGATCTCTGCAAGGGCCTCAAACCCTACTGTGATGGCTCTGGATGCCGTGTGTGCCTGTGCAAAGCCCACCTCAGCGGCGGCCTGCTCACGGGTCTTACCCTCAACATAACACAGGATGATGCACTTGCTGCGGCGGATGGATGCCGTGTCAGCATTCAGCAGATATGCCGTATCAATGGCCGCCTTCTGCATCTCCACATACTCGCACTTGAGGGCAGCCAGCTTTTCCTCTGCTTCCACAATGGCCGCGCCACCGTTCCCCACCTTGTCACTGGTTCCAGAACGACCAGGTGCAGCTGAAACGCTGGATGTGGTGGCGGTAGCGATGCACTGTAGATCTACAATGCGCTCTTCCTGCTGCTGAATCTGTGCCCGCATTCTTGGCAGTCGTTCAAACCATGCCCGCACCAGCTGGGCCTTTTCATTCTTAGGTGGCTTTTCGTTCTCGCTTTCAGGTGTCCATGTGCGGATCATTGTTCCTCCTTTACTCCTTCCAAAAACAGCAGCACTCCGGGTGCTGCAAACGGGACGCGGTAAATTTCAATGTCTGATTGGGTGATGTACTTACGGCCAAACAGCCGTTTCATGTCCTTCCATACGGCCCACGGGACGCGGTAGAAAGCCCTGCCGCTAAATGAGCATAGTACAAAGGCGACACCTCCGAGAGCTTCTGTGCGGCTCAAACGAAGCGCTTGCGCGGTCAACACACGATCAAAGGTCAGCCGGTCACTGTCAGTGTGCTTTGCTTCAAAATTGATGGCTCTTCCGCCTTTGAGAACGCCTTTGTAGTCCGGCTGGGCCTGTTTCGTGTAGCAAGCAAGGAACCGGCCAGCACGGTCCGGGCTTCCAATCGGACGCATCGGTTCTGGGGTCTTTTCGATGTCTGCAAGGCCGATGGATCTGTAATAGGCGCAGGCATTGTCAATGATGTGCTCAAAGCCTTCGCCCTCTGCGCGGCTTCTTGCACCGGTATAGCTGCGGCGAATACTGGCCGCCGTTCTTCGGTTATTCATTGCTCAATTCCTCCACATAGCGCCAGCTCTGGGGCGGGCGAGTGATCTCCACAGGCCGCATACCGAACCGTGTACTCTGCAAGCCTGTGAATACCCGCAGCTCGCGCGGCTGGTCATAAATCTTCAGGTCGGAGATATGCCACGCCCAGCCGTGACACTTGTTCAGGTAGCGGACAATGCGGTCTCTGTCCATGCAAGCCATTTCTTCGACATCATCCGGGGCGCGGCATATCGGTGCAAGCTCCCAAATCTTGTCGCAGACGAACTCGCCAATGACCGTACCATCCAACCGCTGCCAGCCTCTGCCGGGGACGATTCGCAGCCACCCCATCTTCGACTGTTCTTTCGTGCAGTAGATGTAGCACTTGAATTGAGGCTTCACGCCCTCCGGTTTCGTCTTGCGTACCTCCACGGTCTTTTCTTTCAGGACGATCTTGCTGCACCATACCGGCTGGATGCTCAACAACACAGCTTTCACGCTCGCGCCTCCTCTCAGTAATACTCGATTTCTACCAGCGAGGTAGACACCAGTTCAAAGCGGCCATCTTCCAGAGGGATTTGCAGGAGCTGATACTCACGCTCAGCAGATAGCTTTGGGTCAGGCAACAGCTCGCCAAAGTCCTCCACGGTAATGGTGTACTTCGGCTTACGCCTACCGGCATAGCCAACTTTTTCAATTTCCGGGGAGTATACCGTGACATGGTAGCATGGCTTTCTTTCAGCTCCTGCCTCGGCAGTGGTCGCACCGCAGGATGTAAACCACAGCGTCAGAATCAGCAGCACAGCTGCTGCGATAAAGCAGACCATTCTCTTTTCGGTTTTCATGCTTCACTTCTCCTCCTCAAAAGTCCCAGTCGGAAGGAACACCGAGACGGCATTCTCCATCGCCATCGTTACTGGTCGGCTTATCGAACGGGCACCCCGGGCAGCCATTTCCAGCCGCCAAGTGGCAATGGCAAAAATCCATCAAATAATGGGCCATGTCCTCCGGACTCATAGTGTCGGTTTCAGGGTTAGATTTCGCTTGATCATTCATCGTCGCCCCTCCAATACTCCACAAAATAGGTCAAAGTAGATTTGCCGCTGCGCTTTTCCTTTCCCACGCGGACGGTGTAGCCGTTCATCACCAGAATAACGGCCAGTTCCTTCCGGTTCTCCACCTTGTCGCAGTCGATTTTGTAATGCTGTTCCATATATTCATCCTCATTCATGCACAAATTAGCGACGATTATTCCAAAGGATCACAGCCGTTTGTTTCGTTGTCGCGCTCGGCCCATTAGCTCCACACGAAGGGCAGGCCACGCTCAATCTATCGTCATACGGATCATCACAAAAGAAAAAATTAAACTCAGCCCCGCAAAAAGGACATGAAAAAAGTTTTTCGTAACCGAAATCTTCCGATTTAAACCCATCGTATTGCATTTATCTATACTCCTTTCCGGTGGCCTTGTCCCTCAGCGGGATGCGGCCTATGATCTCGAACCCTGCGATACCGGCCATCTGGCGCAGCAGGGGAACGATGTCTCCGATTCTGTCAAGCCGGGCGGCTTCCTTCTGGTACTCGTCCCGGCAGATGTTGCGCATGGCTGCGGTCGGTGTCGGGTCTGCATAGTGCTCAGCATTCCGTCCCATATTTTCCTTGCTCATGTCCTCACCCTCTCTCTTCCCACAAACACGCCCGAGAACAGGCGTTCTCCGATGGTGTAGTGATAATACCAGTGTCCTGCCGGAACGTCGTCTGCCGTGCCATCTGCCGGTCTGAGCACCATCGGATGACTAGCGACCTGAACGACATACTCACCGCCCTGCACAAGCCGCTGCATCCAGCTTTCTGCAGGTGCAGCATCAACCCGGCTTCCATCCATGCAGCAGACCGCTACGGCAGGCGGAACAGGGGACAGCATCGTGAAAAGTGAAAGCTGTTCGACTTCAATCACGGCGCACCTCCTACTTTGTAGATCAGAGCCACAGCAAGCATCCAAATCATAAAAGCGGTAGTTGCTGCAAGAGCTATGGGGTGATCGCGCAGCAGCCAGACAAGCGCATAGCAGACTGCCATAATAGCTGCAACAACAGCAACCATAAATGTTGCGACAAACATTGCGAATCCTAATGTCATAAGTTCTCCTTCGGAAGTTCAGGCATCGGCATCCAAAGAGGAAAAGTATCCGGTGCACCTGCCACAAAATCCCACTTTGCGGCCTGTGCTGCCTTTGCCCAACGATAAAATGCGATGACCTTTCCGTATGCAGCATCATTTTCTGTCGGCGGCTCTTCTGCGGTCTTGCGCCAGCGCTGGGCATCCGGGACGACTGCCGGTTCATCTTCCAGCACATCCATTGCGTCCATAATCTGACACGCGCGGCATCTTACGCCGTTGTAATGTTCGCAGCCACAGCAATATGCCGCTTTGATGTTTGCAATGGCTTTTTCACGGTCGATAAATTCACTCATTTTTCAATCTCCCTCCTTGTCAGTTCGCTCGCCAGCAACCTTGCAGCTTCACGGGGGGCAGCGGTGATATCGGCCTGCGATCCTTCCCCCCATCACTTCACAGACGGGTTTACACGTTCCACCAGCTCACAGCCGGGCACTGCCGTGCCGGTCTTGAGCAGGGCCGCAATGGCCGTCTTGTTGGGTGCGCGGGTGGTCATCTCGGTCATGTACTCAGCAGGAACAGCGGCTTCATCCAGCACGCTGACCGCTTTGCTGCGGCGAAAGCTCACCGCGCACCGGTCGCTGCTGAAGTTCTGCCCACCCAGAGCATCGGTCAGATAGTGCTTGAGACTGTCGATCTTGCGCTTTGCGGCTGCCTTGCGGTCAGCAAAAGCCTTTTCCTGCGCTTCAAAGGCCGCAACATCGGCTTCGAGATTCTTTACCCAGCAGGCGATGTTGTCCACCTTCTCTGCCTTTGCCATGTTCAGCTCTTCCAGCCGGTCGATGTCCATAACTTCGCCGGTCTCCTGATCGATGCAGTCCAAAATCTGCGAGTTGATCTCATACAGGTTCATAGTGCTTTTTACCTCCATGCGTTCAGGACACGAGAAATGGCCCTGAACGGCGTTTTGCGTTTTGCAGTATAACTTTCCGGTTTGCCCTAAAACCGCGTTCAGGGAGCCGTGCAGGACGCTCTGAACGCCATATGCGGGCTATTCTTTCAAAAGCTTCCGCTCTACGCGGGCTTTCAGCATCTTCTGCAACTTACGGTGTGAATGCATGCAACGCTCTGTCATGAGCCGCTCTCCCTGAATCTTCTGAATCCGCTCCAGCCAGTCAGGAAGCAGCTTGTCCTGCCACTTGCAGTGCTGTATGACATCGTAAAACGCCTGTTCTGCGATATCATCCGGGGCCGTCCGAAGGTCTGACTTTGCCCAGACAGTGGAAATCGCCTTCCGGCTCTCGTCTGTTTGGGGCTTGCCGAAATAGCCATCTGCCACGGCCAGCAGTTCGATGATCTTCTCCATCGTCAATCAAATCACCCCCTTGAAGATGTCTGCATAGACATCCGCTGCAGATCTGGATGTATTGCCCGGTGCAGGCTTGTTCGGTTGCTGCTCCCGGTCACGGGATATCCACCCGGATGCTGCAGCCTTCCAGTTCTTCATGGGATTCCGGCCCACCTTCCAGCCGTTGGACTCGTAATAGGCATGGAACCGAATAGCCTGCCCTTCCGTTCCGCCCTTCTCCGCAAAGTAACTTTTCACCGTTTCAACATCCGGCGGTGAAAACCTGTTCTTGGTTGTAGGGGGCAGCGCTTCAGCGCTACTACTATCAGATACTTTAGTATCTGTTGTACTTTGTACTTTGTACTTTAGGGGTCTTTTGGTTTCGTTTGGTTTCTCAAAAAAACCAATTGGTTCCGTTTGGTTATCGTCAAAAACCTTTTGGTTTTCGTCGGTTTTCTTTGGTCTGCCGCCCTTTCGACCTGCTTCTCGGTGCGCAAGAATAGAACGTTGATACGTCTTTATGTTTTCGTCCATAAATGAGCGCAGGGATTCAAAGGCCACCTGTTCGATAGGCTCAAGCCCTTCCGGCTCTTTGCCGTGCTCCACATACTGCCGCATTTTTGTGAGCACGTTTTTGTATTGCTCAGGTGGAAGGATGTCCAAGATTACGAACTTGTCAAAGGGTATCAACAAGCCTTTTGGGCGAGCCATTTCGATATCGTCCACCACTAACCACCTCCTTCCCGTTTTTGAAAACCAAACGCTTTTCGTAAAAACCATTTGGTTTTCTTTGGTTTTTACAGGTCGATGATCTTAACCTCTACGCCGTAGCCGATGACGTTCCGGCACTGCTGTTTGATGCGGGGGATTGCAACAGCGCTGCTTTTGAGGAACTTCTTCGTGCTGGGGGTGCAGGCCAGATACAGCGTAACGCCGTCCAGACTGGCCTTGGTTCCGCGCAGGTTGTCCGCAATGAACTTGTCACCGTAGACCTCAACACGGCGAATAACCTCTCCCCAGTTCGCAAAATCCTTGCCCGGATACTTCGTAGGGGTGGCTTCCGGTTCAGCCTGCTGGCTGTTCTGGCTCTTGAGGTCGTTCAGGGCATCCAGCATTGCCGTCATGCAGGAACTGCACACCTTGATCTCGTTCTGAAGCTCAACAAGGGCACTGTTCAGGCCCACCAGCTGGTCAATGGCCTTCTTCATGTCTTCGTTCTGCTGGTACAGGCGGCTGTCGATAGATTTCAGCAGGATACACACCCGGCTATCATCCGGGGTATCATTCGGTACATCCTCAAGTATGAAGTCGTATGCACCGTTGCGGATATTGACAACTGCCGACACGGAACGACCGATAATGGATGCGACCTCTGCATCTGACAGGCCCTTACTAAGAAGAAGCTTTGCATTGCGCACCTCTTCCGGCATAATATTTCTTTTTGCTGGCATTTTTCTCTCCCTCATTTCTTCCGCTCAGAACGGCAAATCTTCATCGTCGTTGATAACGGCAAAATCGTCCGTGCAGGTCTCAGCCGTCTGCTGGGCGCTCTGAGCGTTTCTAGCTTCGCGGGCATAACTTTCCGTCTGTTCATCAAACCCCCGTGTAGACGTGCTGTCAGGGGCTTTCGAGCCGCAAAAGCTGACCTCCCGCACCTGAATCTCATAGGCAGTGCGGTTGTTGCCCTGCTTGTCCTGATATTTCCGGGTCTGCAAGCTGCCATTGACGGCGATCATGCTGCCCTTGTCGAAATACTGGGACACGAACTGTGCCGTTTTGCCCCATGCAACGCAGGGCAAGAAATCCGTCTCGCGCTGGCCATTTGCAGAATAGCTGCGTTCGCAGGCGATATCAAAAGAGCAGACTTCCTTGCCGCTTGTGGTGGTGCGGAGTTCCGGGGTGTGGGTCAGGCGGCCCATAATTGCGATCATGTTCAGCATAGATCAGCCCTCCTTCGGCTGTTTCTGGGCACACGTCCAGCACAGGACGCGCCCAAACTTCTTCTTGGTGCTTGCGGCGGTCTCTGCCGGTTCAACGGTGCGGTTCATATAAGACACCGGCTGAAGTGGTTTGCCGCAGCAGGCGCAGATAAAGGGCTGTTCCTGTACAGGCTGCGATTTCGGGGCAGGAGCATTACGCTTCGGAGCAGGAGCTTCACGCTTCGGAGCAGGCTGCTTCTGCGGCTTGTTCACACCTGCGGGGTTTCGACCTTCTGCCGCATGATACTCGTCCGTGTCGGCATCCTTGGTATCGTCGATGCAGAACAGGCCGTTCAGGGCATACTTGCGGGCGTAGCTGCTAGATGTTCCCGTCACCTGTGCAGCGTCCATCTTGGTTTTTTGCTCCGGCTCTCTTGCGTATGCCTTCACGGAAATGCAGCCACCATCCAGAGATTCCAATTTTGCAGTGGCTTCGATGTAGTGCCACCCCTCAAGAACCTTCAGTTCATCGGAGAGCGTAAGCAGCAGGTTATGAGCCTTGATAATAGGCTTCACTGCTTCCAAAATGTCCTCACAGGAACGATACCTGTACCCGCCGAAGGTGTTCATCTGCCCTTTCGGGACCTTGAGTTCGCTCTGCACAGCGGCCAGAGCGGCGTAAATGCTTGTGCTTTCCATTACTCTTCATCCTCCTGATCTTCGGTCTGTTCTGCCCCTCGCGGCAGGAAATAGTAATCATCCGGCGGCTCAAGTGCCGGGCCGTAGCCGTCAAGGGAAAGGTCGTACATCGGATTCATACTGCCACCTCAGGTGCCGGGTCAATGGCGGCAGGGGAGATGTCCGGTGCAGGAATCAGCTTTCCAGCGGTCAAACGCTGCAGAGCAGGGGAGTGCTGCGTTTCGCTTGCAGGCTTCCCGAACTTGACCTCGGCACCCAGATCTTCGACCTCGACCGTGACGCGCAGGCGGTACAGGCTTCCTGCTTGACCGAGGGTAGAATAGACATCGTTCATCAGCTTGTCGATGACTTCCGGGACATAGTTCCCGCCCACAAACCTGCCGTCACTGGAAAAGCGGCCCTGAATCTCAACATAATTTTTTTCCATCTTGTAAAACCTCCGAAAATGTGTTATCTTCGGGTTGATGTGACCTGTAAAATCCATCAACCCTTGCAGCCTGCCGGCGAGCCAACACCAGCGGGCTGCTTTTTCTTTTGTGCGGCCATAATCTCTTTGATGCGGCCTTTGCCGTAGGTTCCGGCGCTTGCCGTGAAACGCTCGTTGTCATCCACAAGGCCCTGATGGATTGCCCCGGCCCGCTCTTCCTGCTGGCGGATAAGTTGCTCTGTGCGCTCCCGGTAGCTCGCTTCGAGAGCTTTCACCCTGATATGTACAGCGCGGCACTCCGGGCACCGCTCCGCGCGGCGGCCCACATTGCGCATCACCTTCCCGCAGTCAACACAGACGCGGGTGTAGATCATATTGTTGTTGACTGCCATGCTCAGCCCGCCTTTCTACCGCTCTTCACGGTGTTCTGGGGCTGATGGTGAATCTTGCGGGGCCGCTTCTCACGCGCTTCGGCTGCAAAGCCCTGCAGCATGAAGAACACCGCCAGCAGAATCAGCACCATAGCCGTAATGAACGCACCGTCCGAAATGGTGCCGCCGGTCTGACAGGTGCCCTCGAGGCCCATGCTGTACAGCAGACCCGTCGCAAAGCTCCCCATTGCAAGCCAGTACCAAACGCCAGATTTGATTCTCATGCGGATTCATCCTCCTTGCCCACTTCCGGGAAGAAAAGCTCCCCGATCTCGTCCTGCCGGATGTCCAACAGTTCACAAATTGCTGCGATCTCTTTACTTGTCCACGGCTGGTGCCCGTTCATCCGGGCGCTCATAGTGTACCGGCCAATGCCGCTATGTTCAGCGACTTCCTGATCGCGGTAGCCGCAGCTGTGGAACCGGCCACGCAGCTTCCAGTACGGAATCTGCTGAAACGTTCCCTGTACGACCTTCATCATGCTTTTTCGACCTCTTTTCTTTGATGTGTGCCAGCCGTGCAGGCTGGTTCTTGTCCCAGCGGGATTCCCGCCAGTACTTATTGCGCCCGTTCATCAGGCGGTCTCCTTGCCAAGACGCTGCTCCTTCTCCTGCTCGCTCAAAAGCTCGCGGGGGTCAACGTTCAGCGTGTCGGCAATGGCCTTGAGCGTCCGGGGGCTGGTGCCGCCCTTCTTTTTGATGTAGTAGTAGGTGGCCCGCTCAAGGCCAGCAGCCTGCATCAGCTCGGTAACATTTACTCCCCGTAAAATCATCAGGGATTCAATTTTTTTCATGTTTACCTTCAAATTATCACCTTCTTTCACGCTTCCAGCCGCTTTGCCCGGCCATTCAGGAACTGGTTCACAAAGTAAATCTGTCCCTTTCCAGTCACCTTCGGGGTCTTGTTGATGCTGGTGTGGCCGTCCGAGTGCACCACGGTGGTCTCCTTGATCTCAAACAGGCACATTTCCACGGCCCGCTGGGTGGGCATATTATAGTCGCTGCGCTTGGGGTCGCGGATCAGATAGCCGTGCTCACGCATCCAGCTGAACAGCCGGTTCTGCCCGATCTGCACGCCGTTCTGGCACAGCAGCTTTGCCAGTTCGCCCACAAGGATGCTCTTCTTGCTGGCACTTACAGCATCCGCAAAGATGCCCTTTGGGCTCAGCTCTGCAATCTGAGCGTCCTTGTGCTCCAGCTCGTCGTGGGCGGCAATCAAGGCCTGCGCCATCAGCTCCGCGCGGGAAAGCTGCGGGCGTTGCGCCAGCTGCTTCTCCATTGCATTGAACGCGGCAATGTACTTCAGCTTCCACTGCACCGCCTCCTTGCCGGTAAAGCCCATGGCCAGCAGGGAAAAGCCGTCCCGGTTCATCAGGTACATGGGGTACTTCTGGTGGTTCTGCGGGTGGGTGTACTCGGATTTGAAGAACAGCGGGGTCTGCTCAATTTTGAGCACCCCCTCCGACATGAGGTTTTCAATGTCGCGCATGACATTGCGGTGCTCCTTGCCGAAGCGCTTGGCAACGTCCCGGCTGGATGCTACCGGTTCGCCGTTCTGGGTGGATAAGATAATGTCGTTCATGGTGAATATGTGCCTCCTTGTGGGTGGCTCCCTTCTGCGGTAGAATAGAGGGCGGAAGGGAGGTGAAACTGTGAAAAACTTGATTTTTGTGATTGCGGTCGTAATCGTGTACCGCTTTGTCTTTTCGCTGTCAGGCCTGATCCGTACAATTCATTATCAGAAAATCTATGAATCGTACCTGAAGGGAGCCTGCAATGACTTTGCAGTACACACAGCACCAGTGAAGAAACTTTTTCAGCAAGCAAAAGTAAGCGATATCGTTCTTCCATATACAGACTTTGTTGGTGGAGGACATTTTAGAGTGACGAATGTGTCGGTGTTTGAAAATATGGCAAATACCAGAGAGGACACGGTAAGCGCAATGCAAAACTGCTTTTCAAAGGCAAGGGGCACATTCCGAATGAATATCCTAGAATGCTTGTCCCCGCTCTACTGGGTACAGTTGGTGGCTTTTCTTCCAAGCAAGTTGTGCGAGTATTTCGGTGTGTCTGAAAAGAAGTTTGCACCAAAGATTTTTCAACTGCTCTACTGGGTATTAACTCCGCTGCTTCTCTGCTTCCGCACTCAGCTCTATGACTTCATCGTCCAGCTGCTTCAAAAGGCGTAAAATGAAGCGACTCAACAGAATCAGTCTTTTGGCATCTACCTTTTCGGCGGATGCCATATTTTTTTGTGCGTCCAGCAGATTGCCGAGAACCATGTCAGTGAAAAGTTTACAACGTGTGGTTTTTATCTTCTTCACCTCCTTTGAAAATGAAACTTGCAAGAAAAGTGTAATTAAATTCCACTTTTCTTGCAAAAAAATATGGAATCACGCTGCTGCATGTCCATGCCGAGAGTATTGGCCAGAGTGTCAATTTCACTGGCCTTAAACTCGGTCTCGTTATCAATTTTCATCTGCAAAGCATACGGTGTCAGGCCCATAATTTCGGCAATGGCCTTATATTTAAGCCCGGAATCTGCAATGATGGAACGCAGCGCATTGGTGTCGGTCAT